CTCTGAGTTTGCAGATGATCCATCCGAACATTTGTACAACACATACCACTCATAAACGGGCCCACTAGGGCATCCGTATTCCCCTGTAGCTGTAATTGGCAATAAAGTTCCAATAGGCTCAGTGTGTAATACGTCAGTAATAGTATATGTAGCTCCGTCAGAAGTTACTCTGTCGTTAGCAAAGAATGCGTTTTCTACATATTGCTCAGAGTAAGCTGTTGCCGATGTGTCACAGTTTAATAACTCGTACCAATCATAAACAACTGGCTTAGTAGCCTGAGTTACAGATATAACAAGATTTTCCGTGCAGCCAGATACAGTGATATTTAAGTTTCTTGAAGCACCAAGGTTCTCGAGTACTTCTACATATATCACCTCATTGTCTGAACCATAGTTATCGCTAACTGTTAACCAGTCATTAGAAGGAACCGTTACAACCCAATCCGTATTTGACTCGATGTAGAACGACTTCTTTTGAACCGTACCATCAAACGATAAACTAGTAGGCGTAACTGATATTGAGCACGTTCTTAGTTTTCTATCATTGTCAACAGATAATACATAGTGCTCAAAGTACGGATCAAACATACCTAACTTCACTACATTGGTGTCTAAGTTTGCTTTGAACCAGTTCTTTAATCCTTGTGATGAAATCTCAAACAACCCATTAGGTTGCAAAGCTAAAACAGCACCGCGTCTTGCGTCGGTAAAGAACAAGTCATTACCCCATATTGCAAAGCTCTCTGGGTTTAGACTAATACCATACTCTCCTTGGTAAGACACCTGAGTTCCTAACACTTCAGGAATAGATGCGACAACACCACCTCCAGTGGAGTCGCTTAGTAGGTTCTTACCATAAAGCACCTTAGAGATCTTGTTCTCTTGGAACACCACTAAGTCCGTATCTCTTGAGTATAGCTTCTGGATTGAGCCAAAGAATCTATCTAAATACTTAAAGTTACCAAGCGATAGGTTAAACTCATTCAATCTGTTAATAGCAGATGTCTGAGTGTAAATACCGCTATAAGTAAGAGCTTGAACTAAAGTCTGCTGTTCGTATCCTTCAATAGTAGAGTTAGCACGTGGGCTAAACTGCATCGTTGCAGCATTCCAATCGTCTCTAATTCTGAAACTCTCAACGCCATTACCAAAGGTAAATGCGTTAAAGTCTGAGTTAAAATCAAGCGTATTTAAGTCTATTATCGCCGGAGCACCCAATGCAATGTCCTGATTGTCAATATTTCCATAGTGATTGCCATCGATAATAGGATACGTTTGTGAAAGCTCATAGTATATATCTTGGTTGGTGTCTACTGGAACGGTCTCAAATACAATCGAAAACTCTGATTGTTGTAATGAGAATTGGGTATCAATAGCAGGGTTTGTTCCACCTTGCTCTGAATAAAAATACATGTAAACAGGATACGACAAGGTAACGGGTCCAATAGATGTACCTTGGTCTATACTTCCTGGTCTTCCTGTTGTCAATAATTGACCTCTTCTAAAACAAACATTCTTGGGGCCAATGCTTTGTGCAGCATCGTCGTAAGCCACCCATTTCTGGTATGCAGAATCTTCGATAAACCATTCCTCTATATTGACATAATCTCTTGTCGAGATAAATGTCTGAGTAATCCATTGATCTGTTCCGTTAGTCTCCTTATACTTAAACGTCAAAACAGCACCTGCCTTAATCGGCCGATCGGTATTATAAGCCAATGACTCACTCCAGCCATCTAACGTAAAGAATACTCCTGGAGGGAAATCGTCACCATAATCAATCGGGCCACCGAATATATTTAAACAAACATCTTGTAAGTTACCTCTACAGTTAACAACCCAGTAATCTTTAGTAGTGTGACCTGTGTTAGATAAAAATCTAATTGAACAAGTACTTCCAGAGTATGTAAGTGTTTGATCTGCTGCCGAGTTTATAGTAACACCACTGGCAACTAATGTTTTATAATTGCCATCGTAAGAAACGTAATATTTGAATGTATCTGCTACACCACCTGTAGAGTCTATCTCTACATAGAATCTAGCATCATTTGTCCCTGTGTAAACATTGCTACCACCGGTAATCATGTCATCAATACCAATACCGTAGAATATCGACTCCTCTGCTACGTTAAATCTATTTTCAACTAACGTAGTTGCTGTACTAGGAAAACCACCTAAGTTGTCATCCTTATAATAAGTAACAGGAGGAAGTACTGTGCTTTCAATCTTAACCTTAAAGTAAACACCTGCAGGCTGATTTGTATCAGCACTGTTTAAGAAGTTTGCTGACTTAGATTGAACATCCAATACCTTATATTGAATATTGGTATTATTAGTAGCTCCTTTCAAAAACACGTAAGAACCAACAGTTAGCTTATCTTGGTCTGCTTGATTAATCAAGAACCACTTAAATTGGCCATCTTCAAAATAAGTCAATGGGAATACATTGTAGTACTCCTGCTTATCTTGCTTAATCATTAAGCGGTAATGCGTAGCAAATGCTGGCGGCTGATAAGTCCCATCAATTGTCACTCGAATATTATTTGCATCAATTGCGTTAGATGCAGGGATGTATATGGTGTTTGTGTTCTCTGTTGGCGTGATGACAGTAGTTGTTCTACCGTAATCATCCAAGTATACAATACCAATCTCGTAGTCTCTATTACTCTTAAATGTAGGCGTAGGCGTGCCACTAACCACACTGTTAGATAGTAATGACAAGCTAAACTTAGGGTCAATCGGCTCTTTGTTATCCTTTACTAAGTCAAAGAATTGAGTGTAGTTACCATAAACCAAACGACTCCCAATTAGCTCTTGCGATTTTGCCTTAATAGGCACGTTATCAAATAGTCTATTAACCTGCTCGATAGGCAGAACCGTAAATACCTTGTTGTTCTTAAAGGTAAACGAGTACTCTGTGTTGTCGTCGTAGTTATTTAAACTCTTAACTAAGCTGTCAATAATGTATGTGTTAGTGCTCTGCGTATCTCTAAACACCAACTGAACCTCCTTCACGTTCTTTGAACCTGAATTAAAAGTAATGTCAGCGGTATTGAAGTTGTTCACCATCGAGATATTCTCCGACACACCATAGTCGTAGGCATACTCCTTAGGGAAGAACGCTACAGGAGAGAACGGTGCCAAAGCACTATACTCATTATCTAAATACTTGTAACGATAAGAGAAATACAAAAACTTGTTCTCCAAGTTGTTTGCCTCGCCTTCTGAATACAAGTTAATAGTCGGCGCAGATAATGGAGGTGCCAAGATGACGTTAATGTCGGCCTCAGTGAATCCATCTACTGCGTAATTCTTAGCACGATCAATGTTAATCCTACGTGGAGGATTTAGATTGTCAGTCCAGAAAAGTAGTCCGTTGATGTAGTTTATGCCTGTAACAAAGAACGCCTTATCAAAGCCAAGCAATGAAGCCGTAGTGGGTGTTGCCTTCGTAGCCTGCAACACAGGTGTAGTCGTATCCGTTAATTCATTGTATTCGTAGATAGCGTCCAACGTATCAGATGCCACTAACCAATAAATACAGTTGTTAGCCTCGTATGCTAACGACCCAATAGTTAATGCGTTAGTCAACTCGTAGTCAGTTCCCTTCAGAATATTACCTAAGTAGTTCTGTGCCACACCATTGTGAGACCCTTCAGAAGACACGAATGCTCCGTCAGAATCACCCACAATAATGTTTAGTGCATCTTGATATACACCATCAGGTAAAAAGTGAGGGTCAAGGTCTTTATTCATGACCCCCGAAAGGAAATTTCTTTGAAGTTCTATCATTTACTTAATCCACTTAGATTGGCCTCTCATGTTCATCAACAAGCGACCTGGGTGTAAATTACTTAATCTAATCTTTGCGTTTCTCCAATTGGAAACTTTCTCTTTGCGAGCTCTATTGATAATATACTCAGGCTGGTTTGCCTTATTGTTCAATATCGCCCACTTGATGTACGAGTAAATGTACTCCTCTGCTAACTTGTTAACAATAATCAAGTTGTCATCACCTGGATACATACCATCAGATATGTATTCAACCAACACAGATTGTCTTGCAACACCTGAGCTGAAGTTAATTACACCTGATACCTTATCAATTCTGAATGAAGGATTGACGTTTGCCACCTCTGTGTTCATTCCGTAAGCGGCACCGAAGCCCCAAGTGAAATACCATAGACCATCTACGTACCAACCCCACTGATTATTGAATGGACACAACATATAGTTCTCTCCATCAATACGCGACAGGTCTAATTTCGAGGTTCCTTGTAACGCATTACCTTGGTCATCAAATAAGATTTGATAATCATTATCTTGTAAAAACTCAATAGCAGAATTTGCTTGAGTATTCTCATGCATCGGATACAGATTACCACCCCAAAACAAAGAGATTCTAACATAGTTCACATAATCAGGAGGAAGCACAAACTTCAAATCATCACCCACATCTAACTGCAACGTATTGACCTGACGATTACCATCGTAGTTCAGTTCTTGAATCGCCCTTTTTGCGTGAAATAAAACCTTATATCTACTAATGTTATTAAGCAACTCGCCATCATCTGTATACATAAGGATAAAGTTATTCACTACATCACCTAACGTAACGTTCTGATACGAGCCCCAGTTGGCATCGGTAGGGTTTACCCCATCATTGGTGTAATATTTTTCCTGATTCATTATTGTTGTTTTTGATCAGTGTAAGCCTCTTCTGCTCTAGCAGCTGTAACTACATCCATCTCCCTAATACTAACGCCAGCATATTCACAAATTTTAACGACTAACTTAGGGAAGTCGGATATAGCCAACTCAAAATCTTGGTAGTCATTTGCCGATTGATTGAACAAAGGACTGCCATTCACCACCGTATAAGTCCACTTCGGATCAGCCGGGTAACGAACGTAATAGATATTAATGTTATCTGTAATGGTAGTAGGATACACAGCTATTTTGTTCCCTTGCATAACATACGTAGGGTACGTTTCTGTGGGTGCTGTCAGATTGGAATTAAGCAAATAATGTAATTTACCTTGGTCCACATGAGTAACTTCTTTACCATTATAATAGAGTACGTTTAATAAGAAAAAGTTTTCGGGTAAGTCAAACTTGAAGTCAACTCCGTTATATACCAAGTCGGTATTACTTGAGAATGCGTCGATTGTTTGATCTAGCTGCTTTGTAATATCTGAGTATCCACTAGTATCCATACCCTTGAGGTCCTTAATCTTGGACTGCTGGAAGTCATAGAAGTACTGTTGGAACAATTCAAGCTGGCTCTGCTTAGCAAAACTGTTAAATTCTTCTGGCGTAATAAATCCGTTTCGCTCCTTGGCGACGATATTTAACACGGTATTATATACACTATTAATCATACGGAAGAATTATCTTGTTAATTTTATCCTACAAAAATAAGCATAATTTTTTACAAGATTTAAGAGTACTTATTTTTGATATTATTTGATTTTAAAAAATTGTTCCTAACCAAGATGGCTTCATCCAATGTTTCATAACATCCCAATGAAATAAGTCTACCCAAATAAGTAATTCTCACTTGAAATTTTTTATTATGTCTTTTTATATATAACTCACCCGTACTGCATCCTTTTTTAAGGTGATAGTGCACTGTATTTTCTCTTACTGTAACCCATTCTAAATTATCTGCCTTATTATTATACTTATCGAAATCTAGATGATTTACATAGGGTTTATTTTCTGGATTAGGCACAAAATGAATAGCAACTAGTCTATGTATATTTTCAGTCTTCATTATATTGTTTTTAGATAAATTTATTGAAA